GAAATCTGTGATAACGACTATGCCGGGACCATGACCGGCGGACGTATCCTGTCCATCGATGCCGCCAGCCGCACCCTGACACTGGACCGTGAGGTGACCCTGCCGGAGACCGGTGCCGCCACGGTGAACCTGATTAACGGCAGCGGTAAGCCGGTGAGCGTGGCCATCACTGCACACCCCGCGCCGGACCGGATACAGGTCAGCACCCTGCCGGATGGCGTGGAGACATACGGTGTGTGGGGGCTCTCCCTGCCGTCACTGCGTCGTCGCCTGTTCCGCTGTGTCTCCATCCGGGAAAACACGGACGGCACCTTTGCCATCACGGCGGTGCAGCACGTACCGGAAAAAGAAGCCATTGTGGATAACGGGGCCACTTTGAGCGACTGTGCGGTTCGCTGAACAGCGTCATCCCTCCGGCTGTGCAGCACCTGACGGTGGAGGTGAGTGCGGCTGACGGTCAGTATCTGGCGCAGGCGAAATGGGACACGCCGCGGGTGGTGAAGGGCGTGCGCTTCAGTCTGCGCCTGACCAGTGGAAGCGGTGAGGGCAGCCGTCTGGTGACCACCGCCATCACTGCGGATACAGAGCATCGTTTCAGTGGTCTGCCGCCGGGGAATACACCCTGACGGTCAGGGCGATTAACAGTTATGGCCAGCAGGGGGAACCGGCCATCACCACGTTCCGGATTAATGCGCCAGCAAAACCCGCCACCATTGAACTGACGCCGGGGTATTTTCAGATAACGGCGGTACCGGTTGCTGGCGGTGTATGACCCGACGGTACAGTTTGAGTTCTGGTTTTCGGAGACAAAAATCGCAGATACATCTCAGGTGGAAACCTCTGCCCGTTATCTGGGGAGCGGCAGTCAGTGGACTGTCCAGGGAAGCCGGATTAAGCCGGGGACGGATTTCTGGTTTTACGTGCGCAGCGTCAACCTGGTGGGGAAATCTGCGTTTGTGGAAGTCAGCGGGCAGCCCAGCAATGATGGTGAAGGGTATCTGGAATTTTTCCGGGAAAAAATAGGAAAACTGCATCTGGCTCAGGGGCTATGGGAGCTGATAGACAACAGCCAGCTTGCGGATGAGATGGCGGAGATGAAGACCACCATCACGGAAACCCGCAATGAAATCACACAGACGGTCAGTAAAACGCTGGAGAACCAGAGCGCCATCATACAGCAGATACAGCGCGTGCAGAAGGACACAAATGATGACCTGGCTGCGCTGTACATGCTGAAGGTACAGAAAACGAAAGATGGCATACCCTATGTTGCCGGTATTGGAGCAGGGATTGAGGATACTGATGGCCAGCCCCTGAGCAACATACTGCTGCTGGCTGACCGTATTGCGATGATTAACCCGGAGGACGGCAACACCACGCCGTTATTGTGGCGCAGGGGAATCAGTTGTTCATGAACGATGTGTTCCTGAAACGACTGTTTGCGGTGAGTATCACGTCATCCGCCAATCCCCCGACGTTTTCCCTGACGCCGGAGGGCAGGCTGACCGCAAGAAATGCTGATATCAGCGGTAACGTGAATGCGAATTCCGGGACGCTCAACAACGTCACGATTAACGAGAACTGTCGGGTTCTGGGAAAACTGTCCGCGAACCAGATTGAAGGCGATCTCGTTAAAACAGTGGGCAAAGCTTTCCCCCGGGATTCCCGTGCACCGGAGCGGTGGCCATCAGGGACCATTACCGTCAGGGTTTATGACGATCAGCCGTTTGACCGGCAGATTGTTATTCCGGCGGTGGCATTCAGCGGCGCTAAACATGAGAGAGAGCATACTGATATTTACTCCTCATGCCGTCTGATAGTGCGGAAAAACGGTGCTGAAATTTATAACCGTACCGCGCTGGATAATACGCTGATTTACAGTGGCGTTATTGATATGCCTGCCGGTCACGGTCACATGACGCTGGAGTTTTCGGTGTCAGCATGGCTGGTGAATAACTGGTATCCCACAGCAAGTATCAGCGATTTGCTGGTTGTGGTGATGAAGAAAGCCACCGCAGGCATCAGTATCAGCTGAATTTTATAACCCATATACGGGCGCCAGAAATGGCGCCTTTTTTATTGCAGAAAAGCGAGAGGTAATTATGCGTAAACTTTATGCCGCCATTTTGTCCGCAGCCATCTGTCTGGCCGTATCCGGTGCGCCTGCATGGGCGTCTGAACATCAGTCCACGCTGAGCGCGGGGTATCTTCATGTCTCGACGAACGTTCCTGGCAGCGATGAACTGAACGGGATTAACGTGAAATACCGTTATGAGTTTACGGACACACTGGGGATGGTGACGTCGTTCAGCTATGCAGGAGACAAGAATCGCCAGCTGACCCGTTACAGCGATACCCGCTGGCATGAAGATTCCGTTCGTAACCGCTGGTTCAGCGTAATGGCGGGGCCGTCTGTGCGCGTGAATGAATGGTTCAGCGCGTATGCGATGGCGGGTGTGGCTTACAGCCGTGTGTCGACTTTCTACGGGGATTATCTCCGCGTAACTGACAACAAGGGGAAAACGCACGATGTGCTGACCGGAAGTGATGACGGTCGCCACAGCAACACGTCTCTGGCGTGGGGAGCTGGCGTGCAGTTTAACCCGATCGAATCCGTGGCCATTGATATTGCTTATGAAGGCTCCGGCAGTGGCGACTGGCGCACTGACGGCTTCATCGTGGGTGTCGGCTATAAATTCTGATTAGCCAGGTAACACAGTGTTATGACAGCCCGCCGGTTCAGGCGGGCTTTTTTGTGGGGTGAATATGGCAGTAAAGATTTCAGGTGTACTGAAAGACGGCACAGGAAAACCGGTAGAGAACTGCACCATTCAACTGAAAGCCAGACGGACCAGCAGCACGGTGGTGGTGAACACGGTGGCCTCTGAAAATCCGGATGAAGCCGGTCGTTACAGCATGGACGTTGAGTACGGTCAGTACAGCGTCATTCTGTTGGTGGAAGGATTCCCGCCGTCACATGCCGGGACCATCACCGTGTATGAAGATTCTCAACCGGGGACGCTGAATGATTTTCTCGGTGCCATGTCGGAGGATGACGTCCGGCCGGAGGCACTGCGTCGTTTTGAACTGATGGTGGAAGAAGCGGCGCGTCACGCTGAGGAGGCGAAGAAGAATGCCGGAGAGGCGGAGACGTCCGCGAGGAATGCCGGCATATCAGCCAGTCAGGCAGAAGAGAGCGCGGCAAATGCTGACACTTCAGCAGGGGATGCATTGGAGTCAGCCCGGCAGGCGGCAGAAAGTGCAGCCGCTGCAAAGCAGTCAGAGGAGGCGTCCTCGTCCTCGGCCTCTGCGGCCGCTCAAAAAGCCAGTGAGTCATTACAAAGTGCAACAGATGCTGAGTTGTCAAAAAAGACGGCAGAAAGTGCAGCCGGTAATGCAGCCAGGGATGCAACGACCGCAGCAGAAAAAGCCCGGGAGTCAGCAGAAAGCGCACAGTCAGCGGAACAAAGCAGGATAGCGGCGGAAGAAGCCGTAAACCGAATCCCCACCGTGGTGGGGCCTCCCGGGCCAAAGGGGGAACCGGGGCCCGCGGGTCCTCAGGGGCCGAAGGGAGATAAAGGAGAGCGTGGAGACACCGGCCCGGCAGGGGCAACCGGCGAACGGGGACCGGCAGGTGATGCTGGTCCGGCAGGCCCGCAGGGGCCGAAAGGTGACAGGGGAGAGACCGGTCTGACGGGAAATGCAGGTCCACAGGGTCCAAAGGGAGACACCGGGGCAGCAGGCCCGGCAGGCCCACAGGGACCGAAAGGAGAAACAGGTGCGGCTGGCCCGGTGGGGGCAACCGGACCTCAGGGACCGAAGGGCGACCCGGGGGAGACACAAATCCGTTTTCGTCTGGGGCCGGCGAGCATTATTGAGACAAACAGCCATGGCTGGTTCCCGGGTACAGATGGTGCGCTCATCACCGGACTGACCTTTCTTGCCCCCAAAGATGCCACACGGGTTCAGGTTTTTTTTCAGCATTTGCAGGTCAGGTTTGGTGACGGGCCGTGGCAGGATGTTAAGGGGCTGGATGAAGTGGGCAGTGATACAGGCAGAACAGGAGAATGACATGAACATATTAAAAAAAATTATGCAGCGTCTGTGCGGTTGCGGAAAGCATGATGACTGTGAACACGGGCAGTCGCTTACAGTACAACTGCGACTGGGGCCGGCAGACATCCTGGAGTCAGATGAGAATGGCATTATTCCGGAGCAGGACGGGGTAATCACGCAGGTGGTGATACTGGATGCAGATAAAAAGCAGATACAGTGTGTGGTAAGACCGCTGCAAATTCTGCGTGCTGACGGGAGGTGGGAAAATATTGGCGGAATGAAATAGCCGACAGCTTCACAAAACCGGAGTCCGGCTCCGGTTTTTTGTTGGTTAGATGTAATCTGACAGATACCTGTATAAATAACCGGTAACAGTCAGGTCAGAGCTAATATAGGTAATTATATTATAATCACGAGCGCTTAGATGTATTAATGCCATGCTCTGCAAGATGCTGCATCAGACGCTGAGCCACATCAGGCAAAGGTCTTGATTGTTCATTTTGTACTGGCGGCGTTGGCGCAGGCCAGTTAGGTGCCGGAGGAATATGTTCAGCCATATTCCGGGCTGGTTGAATGCCATGCTCTGCAAGATGCTGCATCAGACGCTGAGCCACATCAGGCAAAGGTCTTGATTGTTCATTTTGTACTGGCGGCGTTGGCGCAGGCCAGTTAGGTGCCGGAGGAATATGTTCAGCCATATTCCGGGCTGGTTGAATGCCATGCTCTGCAAGATGCTGCATCAGACGCTGAGCCACATCAGGCAGAGGTCTTGATTGTTCATTTTGTACTGGCGGTGGTGGCGCAGGCCAGTTAGGTGCCGGAGGAATATGTTCAGCCATACTCCGGGCTGGTTGAATGCCATGCTCTGCAAGATGCTGCACCAGACGCTGAGCTACATCAGGTAGAGGCCGATGTAAAGCGTTTTTTTCTATACTTGACTGAGTATAAGATGTGGGACGTTGAAGTCCTGATTCTGTATAAGAATTTTTTACCTTAAAAATAGTTGTTGCACTGGCAGGACTGTTGCTGGGAGAAAAAGGTGAGCTGGTTTTTACCGTGTTAGGTGTGCTTTTGTGCTGCGAGACAGTGAAGGTACTGCTGCGTATAGCACTTGATATACTGCGAGGAAGGCCGGAAAAAAAGAATTAATGCTATTTATCATATAGATAACCTTATAAGAGCTTTATTGGATAGTCTTATTTATCCGTTTACATGAAATCTACCTTTTGTGAAATTCTCGTCAATATTTTACTCAAAATGATCGGCTGTAGGAATAAACTATTTGATATTATTACGTTTTTAGAGTTGTTTTCAATCAGCTATAGATAGGGCTTGGCGCCAGAATGGAGAATATTTAACGAGGAATAGAAGCTTTGTATCAGACGGGCTTCCCTAAATAGAGAAGTTAAATAATCAGGATGATGCTAATGAATATCAGGGACAAGGTGAGTGTCTTCATGTTCAGTGAAACAGGGTGTCACAAAAAAGATTGGGGAGGGCTAGAGCCTTCTGCACGAAAATAGTGATGCGACAGATCTGAGATGGCTTTGTATCCTTCTGCCTGGTTCAGGCCTGGAGCAGTCCATGTTTTACAAAAATACTCGGCAGCGTAACGTGTTGCAAGAGCGGCATCAGACGAGGAACCTGAGGTTCCGCTCAT